GGCAGTAATCCAGCGCGTTGAGTTATTCCTGCCGGTTGCCGCGAGCGTGTCCGATAGTGAGCTGTCTGATGGAATGTTTGTAGTATGACAAGCGTACGTAGTGCGATATGAAGTTACCTGAATAGGCCAGAGGCTATGGAATAAGAAAAACCCCCGCGTGAACGGGGGCATATGACGATATTGTGCTAGTCTAACGCGTCCAGTTCAAGCGCTTCCGCTGCAGCTTCCCATTGATTCGCCCTCATCATGGCCATAGTTAAGGCATCCTCCAACAGGTAAATTTCCTTTCGTGCGCCATTAAGGGTGAAGGCTAACGCGATAAGCGCAAGCGTAAGTACGACTATTGTGGTTTTCATGCGCTACCCCACTGGGAAGCCATTGCGGCCGCAATCCCTGGGAACGTCTTTGCCCGTGCTTTCTGTCTGTCCTTCCCTTTCATTGCTTCAGTGAAATACCGGGGTTTCCCGTTACTATCAATATATTCTGGTAGTGGTTTCGGCGCATGCGTCTTCTCTACAAATAAGTCATCTGTCTCAAAGTGCATTAACTGCGGCAAGTTTTTAAGCCATAACCACGTTGTCTTAATGTCGTTATCCCCAAAGTAGTACGGCTGAATCTCTTGTGTGTACTTTGAAATAGTCGGACTTGCGCAACCTTTGGGATTCTCAAGGCATATTTTATCAATCGGGGATTCCCATAGCAACCTGAAGAATTCTAACGCCTCAAGCCTGTTCTTACATCTTCCTGGAGCATTCCAATGTCGAGTACCGGCATAAGATAGGTAGGTGCATGGCGGATGCCCTATCATCATATCAAATCCGTCATTAATGATATCCATCACGTCACCTCGATAATGTGGCCCTGCTCGCTCTGTCGGCAACAGGTCGCAACTTATCGCGTCATGTCCCTCTCTTATAAAGGCATCGCGCACTATTCCAGAGAATTCACAGGCTATTAAAATTCTCACCCTTCCCGCCTTTTCCTCATCGCCTGGAAATCAGCCATCCATGAAGGTTCCTCTAACATTGTGTCAACTTTATCATCGAGCTGCTGCATTGATACGCACGATCTACCCTTGAGCCGTTTTCCGGTTCCGGGGTCCATATGATTAACTGAATGCCGGTCAAATAAATTCTGTCCTCTAATTTCGTTTAGCATTATTCCCTCTCCAGGTTGCGCTCATACATGCGCGTTGCCTCATCATAATCTAGATCCTCTTCCTCTATCTCGCGTTCAACCTTGTCCTCTTGCTCTGGAGTATCGTCATACTGCGGCCCGTGTATCCACTGGTTATGGATGTCTTGCGCTATGCTCAATCGTTCACCCCCGCCTCATGTACCGCTTTCCCAAGAAATAGGGTAATCGCGGCTATCTTTTGTTTCATCGATATAATTCTGTCATTCAGTAGCCGTATATCGTCCTCATACTGCTTGATTTGCGCGTGAAGGTACCGTAGCTCCCCTTTCGAGTGCTCATCGATACTTTTCATGTAAAACCTCTTGCGTGTCATGAGCATAGCTCCTAGTGCGAGAGCGAATGAGATGATCGCGGTTGCGACTATGATCATAATTGGAGCTAATAACCTATTGTTATCGGTCCATAGTGATAGCATCATCTAGCGCCACCCTGATTAAGATTCTCTGTGAATTTCAATTTCTCCCGGTGGAAAACAACCTTTACGTTGCCTGTTTTCCCGTCGCGAGCCTTTACCACGTTGAAATATGAGTGTTCTCCATCGTGATCTATTGTGATCATGACATCGGCGTCCTTTTCGAGTGAAGAAGATTCAGCGAATGACCCCATTTCTCCGCGCTTTCCGTCTGATTGCCGGTTGAGCTGCGCCAGGGCAACGATTGCAACGCCATGCCTGAGCGCCATTTTCTTTAGTGACCTTGAAACATGCGAGACCTCATCGGCTCTCACCCGGAATGATCCACCTGAAATGAGCTGAATATAATCAATGAAAATTACCTTCAACGGGCCTTTCGTTTTCATTTTCATTATCTCAATCTCAATATCGCCGATTGTCGCGTGTGGCATCTGGACGTGTAGGTTTTCTTCGTATGTTGGAAGTACTGGAACCGGAGCCGATTTGGGAACCTCCCCGGATGAAACGAAATCGGCAGATATCCCGGTTACTATCGAAATATACCGGTCTCCAAGCTCTTCTATTAGTGACTCTATTGAAATCAGCCCGAACGGGATCTCGGTATTAACCATATTCACAGCGATATTCAGCATGAGAGCGGTTTTCCCTGCCGACGGTCTTGCCCCTATATAGTACAACCTTCCAGCCTTTAATCCGCCTATCAGGAAGTCAAGATTCTCATACCCTGTTTTTATCCCCTGGAGCGCCGGTGTCGTTGACCTTAACTCAAATCGGTCCATGGCATCTTTAAACACTTGTCCATATGTCATTTCACGGCCTGGCGTTTCTTCCATAAACGCAGAGATCCGTAACGCGGTCTCTGCGCTTACAATATCGGGGTCGCCTTCGTTCTCAAGCGAAAAGATAGCGTCGTTGAAGCAGTTTATATATTCATCGGTCTTGATATGCGTCTTGATAAACTTTACATAGTCTTCAAATAACGCTTCCTCTGGCGCGTTTCGTTTAAGATCCCGGATGCTCTCATAACTCACCGTTTCGCAAGCGTCGCCTATTGACCGCAGCCTTATGACGGTTCCGGCATCTGTCAATTTCTTTATCGTTTTGATTATGCCTTTAAGCTCCGATGTCCGGAGGTAGAGAGTATCAACGTCAAACGAATAAAGAATTTCAATGTTCCTCAGTATCATCCCGGCAACGGCTAGCTCACAAGTTTTTTGCGATATCATCTAATTCCTCATTCCTTTTCGCGCCTTCCCCAGGCTTTACGACTTCAATCATCCCGCAGATATGCCTTCCGTAAGTTATAAGGTGTTTCATTGCTTCCTCGGTTTCAGCCCCGAACGCGTGTAAGCCGGGAAACATCACCCGCCATGCAAAATATTCATCCAGATGCTCATCGACTACAATGTCGTAGATATCTTTTAGCTCTTCAAACGTTGGTTTTTTATTTTCCATTTACAGTCCTTTGCATTTCTTGCAAGTTCTATTTATCGAATCGATCTCTGTCATGCTTCCGCAGCTTACACACTGCCCGTCGTATAACCTCGCAGACTCCACCGGCGGTAGTATTTTAACCCCATCTCTTTTAGCCCAGGTGATGACCTTTCCTTTCCAGCTCTTCACCGGGTTCCCTATACTGTCAATCCATTCTGAGGCTTCGTAGTAATCAAAGAAGACCCTTGATCCGAAATTTACATATCTTGAATCTGCGTACTTAGTAACGGATTCAATAGATGGAGGTTCAAACTTCTTCTCTTTTTTCTTTATATTCTTTTTTATATTCGACTTCGACTTCGATTCCGAATACGACTCCGAGCTTTCCAACCCTTTAGAACCCTTATCAACCCTTTCCAACCCTTTACTAGGTCTTCCCCCTTGCTTCCCGTATTCTGATTGTCCGGCTGAATAGGCTTGTTGCCTTCGGATATGTTCTCTAAGCATAAACCACGTCGGCTGCAGGGACTCTTTTATTCCGTTTTCATCACCGTGTAGATGGAAATCCATTATGAATAAAAACAATTCCCCAAGATCTTCCTTTGTCATAGATTTTAAGCCAATTTCAAAATCACCTAAAAACATCCTCAAAGCTCTTTTTTCCATAATTGCTCCAAAAAAAAGACCGGCTTAGCTATGGGTTCACCCGGAAAACAGCCTCAACGAAAGCTGAATTCCACCCATAGCCAAACCGGCCACGTCGTTAATACTTCTGTCGCCGGGGTGAACGGCTAGAACCTATAAGCATTATATCAGAAAGGGACGTTACCGCCACCCCTTGACGCCATTACCTCATTCCCGAAAGCATCCCCAGGGCTACGCGAAGCACCGTCTTTCTCCTTCGGTTTGAACAAGCTCAAGATCAAGCTAGAGCGGTCCTCTGGATTTGGCAATCCGGCGGGATTGAACGTCCGCTCCATGATCATATATGGCCCGTGTTCGCCTTCCATGATGCTTCCGATGTTCAAATACCGGTTCTTCGTCTCACCGTCTTTCTGATAGCTGCCTGTTTTGGCTACTACTTCCCATAATTTTTTGCTCATTATATATTCCTCCATGATTTACCGTGGACAACTAGCCATGTATGATCTTGATTAAGTCCGAACCACTTTGCGATATCGACGCATCGAATATCCCTTGAATAAAGCTCTCTTATTATCGATACAATTGGAGCTGTCAGCTTTGTGTTCCTTTTGTTCCTCGCGTTTACCACGTTCGTTGTCCATCTGCAATTCGCAGGGTTGTAGTTCCCATCATTGTCAATCCTGTCTATCTGTGCCGCGGAGAAAGGTTTTTTCCCCATATCCTCACAGAAAGCATTAAAACTATCCTTCCATCTATCGCAAATAGAGATACCTCTTCCTCCATAGTCTTGATACCGCTTGCTCTTCTCGTTCAAGCACCGTTGTTTTATATGTGCCCAGACTCTATATTCTGGACTTTCCCATCCGTTATTAGGCTCCCTTTTTAACGTTGCCGCGTCTCCATGCCTTGCATATCGGTGGTAGTGCATAGAACAGAACCCTTTTGCCTTTCTAATCCTCTCGCATCCGTCAACGCTACATTTACCCATTGCAAATATCCTTGAATTTCGCGCGGTACATGTCCGCTATGTTCCTGTACTCAGCTTCCGTGTAGGAAATCTTGATATAGTACAGATCCTTTAGCCTGTCGACTTCGGCTTGTCCGTAGCGGTCTATGATGGCTTTCTCATACTCAATCCACTTGCCCTGCTTAAATCGGTTACAAGGGACACACTGGGCATGCGAGTTACGCTCATTAAACAGCACAGAGTCGGCTCTTCCTGGGATGAAGTGACCACAATCGGCGTTCTCAAAGCGCAGAGTCTTGCCGCAGGTAATACAGTGCCCCTCTTTTAAGTCCCCGGTGTCAGCCATGAAGTCGCGCACCCTGATATACTTTGAAAACCATCCCCAGGCGGTAGCCCGTGCCCTTAATCTCGGTGACTTAGCCATTAGTAGACTCTCCCCATCAGGAAGTACCCGAACCGGATCATCCACACTTTACCCGTGCGCTCTCCCTTCTCTCGCGTTGAAACGCCTAACCGGTACAGGTACCAGCGGATGGTTCTCATACTTTTACATCCTTTGACTCGCGCATCTTTGCAAGCCTCATTCTTAATGCCTCTCTCTGCTCATTATTTACAGGCCGGGACAGGTAGGGATTTTTTCCTAGCCTAAAAGGGTACAGGGAGCAGTCCGTAGACGGACACAACTTTATTTCCTTACGGCTACCTGCGCAGCAATCGAGACAATATGCACGCATCGCCTTGCCTGGGGTCATCTTTTCGCCTGTATAATTCTTTAAGATTTCTTCTTTTGTCATTCTTTACTCCTTATTTCCGCTTCCATTTTATTTGATTCACTTCATATTCCCTTGCAAGTATTTGCCAATTCCATCACTTTGGCGACGGCTTCCTCGGTTGTTAAGTCGGGGTAATCCCTTATATCAAACATTCCAGAAACCAACCAGAAGAGATTATCTTTATCTCTGTATCCGGTTTCTGTGTCGCGAATCCCGTTTCCAAACCCCGTCATTCGATCAAGGATTGTGAACTGGCAATCGTCAAATTTGGCGCGCCAGCATACATTCCCATCTAGTAGTTTTTCTTCAACGAAATCCAAATCTGAAACTGTCACTTTTTACTCCTTATTTCCGCTTCCATCACGTCTAGTTCTTCGATGAATAGCCGCACCTCAATCTCAATCTGTTGAAACATCAGAGGCACAGCCTTAATCCTGATGCAGTAATACATTGCAAATTCAGGCATACGCGGGTCGTAATCCACATAATCCCAGAATTCACGGCCCGTACACATCATCCCTGTTTGCATCTGATAAATGTAACGCGGGTTGATCTTGCCAGCACTCATCACTTCCAGGTGGGTTGTTTGGGTGGGGCATTTAATCTCAATACCCCCATCCTCACCGACAAGCCCATCAGGCGAGGCGCCGAACGATGGTATCGATGGATGGTTGATAAACCCGACCTCTGTTACGATGTTCCCTGTCCAGGCCTCATATGCGGATCTGGCAAGCGGTTCGGTCTGAGTTCCCCATTCCATAGCCTTAGAAACATAGTTATCAAGCTCGACACCGGTGATACGTTCTGCGAGTAATTCAAGCATGTATTTCTTTCGTGTGGCCGGGTTCTTCCCTGTCTTTGTCGGCATGATATCGAACACCCTGGAAGCGGTTACCTTGCCGAGCCTGTTTTCATGCCACGCGGCCGTAGTTTGAAGTGATTCACTCATTTGAGTTCACCTTTGAGCTGATCCTTAACCGCAGAGAGTATCCCGATGGCCCGAGCATCGCCCGCGACTGTCGGGTATATCTCCGTCCAGGCCTTCATCAGCTCTTTTAAGTCCTTACATGCTTTAAGTTTCTGGACGCGCTCAGACACGTCTGTGATCGGTTCCTCTGGTACCGCGTCGGCGTCTTCATCCGCGATAATCACCCCGAAGCCTGATATAAACGAATAACGCCTGCCGTAAGTACTCATAGCGCCTGCGATCTGTACCGGGTTCATCTGCTTAGTGCCGGTCAATGGCGGGATATCAAAGCTGTTTGAACGGCTAGATCCGTATCCTGAAATGGTCATAGCGCAGCGCTTACCGCTCTCAATCGCCTCTTCATTCCATGAATAGGAAAACCCATGCTTGAATATCACCGGGTTATAAGCCCGCTGCAGCTCTTCAAGTGGAGCGTAGGAATACCCATAACCCTTCTTGGATCGTTCAACCGCTCCAAATTCCGATTGCATCGCAGAGAAGTGCTTGTCAAACTCTAGTGAGTTCTGCCTGGAGTCCTCGCGTTCTCTCAAGGCTATGAACCTCTCAAGCGCGTCGATGTTCCCCGACTCAATCACCTTAACCATAAGCAGATCATTCTTGTCTTCCGCTATCACTTCGATATCGTTCAAAACTCTTCCCCCATCCTGTACTTGAGCGCGATGCACTCATCAAGTATCTTGTTACGCTTTTCCATACTGAGCGCTCTGTCGAACTGCTCAAACAACTGTTCAAGCTGGTACGAAAGCTCTGCGGTCTCTTCAACCGATAGCGGGCACTCCTCTGCTGCAAGTAATGCCTCAACAGCTCTCATCGAATTGCCTCAAGCTCATCAATTTTCAAGACCGACTGCTTCACCTTGTGCGCGTCGATGTAATCCTGAATCGTCTTTCGAGTGAATGAGGATAAAGACATACCCTCCCTGGTCAGCATCGGGCGGATGATATCAAGCGCCTCCCTGTCGACGGAAACCATTACACGTATTGTACTCATATGTACTCCTTGATAGACAAGGTATACCATATAGTGGATTATGTAAAGAGATATTTTAAGTAAATGAATGGTTAATTAATCGTCTGTTTTCTTCCGCGCGCTCGGTATATCGTCAACGTTTGCCAGGAATACGGTTATTATGGCAGCCCCTTTCCGGGTAACTATCGGTTTCCTTGCAAGGCTCATGATAGTTTTCATGGCGGTAACTGCGAGGTCTGTTATTTTCTGCTCTTTTTTAGTCATTATCATTATCTCCTATATATACATCTTTATCTTTATCGAAATCGGGTTGGTCAATATTATTCGGCGAAGAACCCCCGTCTGAAATGGCTATCGAAATACACGCGGTCAGGCAGAGGACGCCGATAATAATATAAATGGCCACCGTTCCGCGCCATCTATTGTGCCTCATGCCTGAATTATCCATTGCCCCATAGCTGCTGCAGGTCGAGTCTCGGCGCCGCCGGTCTCTTGGTTTGTCGCTGCTTTTTCTATTGTGTTACCTGGGTTATCAGTGGCCGTATAGGGGAATCCATTAGTATCAGCGGTATTATTTGAAGTGTATGTACCTATATTAGAAACAGTCGCACTACCATAAACATTGTTTGCGTCATGGAGGTTGTTAGACCCGGCGTTATGCTTATGTTCCGGCATGCTATGGACATGTGCGTCTTGTATATGGGTATGAGATTTATTTTCATCCTCTATAAAGTCGCCTATCGCCCAAGCCACGTCACCGTGAGCGCCTTGTACCCCTATCGCGCCTGGGAAAGCCCCTTGCATATTCGGCACACCGAACGTTGCCGCGCCATCACCGCCCCAAGTAATCCCTAATACCGTGAATAAATCAGGGTAATCCGCAGGGTTATAGAGTGCCCCGTTACAAATCAACTTGCTCTCAGGAATTACCCCGGCTCCTGGCCACCATGTAACCTCACCTATTTGCATTTCGACTTCCTTTGCTACGTAAAATTGATTAAACGTTAATTCAAACGATCTATTAATAATGTCTATCTCTGTCACTTGCCATATAGCAGGGGGGAGAATCCGCTCTCCTCCGGACCTTACGTGAATATAGCGCACATAGTCGAGTAGCGTAAAATCAAGCTCCTCGGCTGATACCCCGCGCAATCGATAAGGGACTGTCGCGCCTTGAGTATACCGCTGCAATGCGAGCTCTTTAATCGCGTCCTCATCTGTGCAATATGTTCGGTAATCATACTCTGAGATAATCGGCGTGTTACTGTATGCCAGTTCAAATAGCGAATCGTCCCTGCGGATTTTAAAGGCATCGTCATAGATCCGCGGGTTATATTTCACACCGATTGATGTCATGTGAGCCGATTCATCGAAGCCCCAGGCCATCGGTAGAGTCACCATGTTTTTCGGGTTGATCGTTGTGACGGTCTGGAAATCCTCTATTGATGAATCCCTCATTGAAAACTTACTTCTTGGAACACCGTTACTATCGTCAACTGATTTTAAGAATACACGTGTATTTGCCGAGGCTAGAATCACGTCAATGAAATCTTTTAGAACGATTCCTTCACGTCCGATAAATATACCGACATCAGGGGAGCGCTCATAAATAATATCGATATCCGGCTTATACCAGAATGAGTCGATGTAAGGCAGGTTTGCGAATAACCGCAGCCCGACAAGGGCAACGTCAACAGCCTTTAATGATTCAAGCCCTGTGACTGGGGATGTTATCGGATCTCCGAGCATATCTGCGCGTAAGTCACCTTTCGGGTCGCGGCTTAAAACGACGACGCCCGTTACGGGGTCATAGGTATATTGCGACGGCTGAACCGGAGTAAACTCATCAGGTTCGCCATCGTAAAGCGCTTGCATCGCCGCCTGACCGTTGATAACTGAATTGACGCTCCACGTTCTATTATTCCCCTCGGCTGAAACGTTAACACAAGGCGCCCGGTATATTTGTCCGACAATAATATTCTTGTATTGGCTTTCAAGGTCTGGTGTCATATCCGGAAATTCCGCGATTGTAAGCAGCTCAGAGTTAACGGTTTGCTGCCATGATGCCCTGATATCGCCGCCTGTTACAGTGACGGTGTTTCCGCCGGCAAATCGAACGGTTTTGATTCTTCCCTCGAATGACTGATTAAAATCTGATAAAGAGGCTGCAACCTCCAGGTCGGGTAATGATGAATAATATACTCTCATCGTTCTGCCGATAGCCTGTTCACGCAGCGAATCGAGAAACCCGTCCGCGTTAATGAGCGTAATACTGCAGTCATCAAACGACATCCTATTATCGTCTATCGGGGCGACGGTCTGCCGGTATGTAAATGATTCAGTTACAACGCGAGGCTCGACAAATACGCCGTCAATGTGCGCCTGATTAGACAGCCCTGTCGCCGGGTCAAATTGCGCAGCGTCAATAAACCGGAGTGATTCGCCGTAATCTAATAGTTCTGCGGTATACCACGGAGCTGATTCACTAAACTTGATATAGCAAATTTGTGCTTCCTCATCATAGTGAAATCCGTTTCTCACTTCCCACAACTCTGAAAGCTCATCGACTTCCGGATAAAGGTGGTTTCTATCCTTAACGCCACCGACAAGTACCTCTCCTGATTCAAGATCCGCAGACCACGTGCCGCCCATAGCCTCCCAGAATGCCGCGGCTCTATCCTCTAAGGACATACTCATAGTGGTCTGCCAGATGCCAGGCCCGTAGTCACCGAAACGGTCAAACTGAGATTCATAATCTATGGATAATAAAACCGTCCGGTTTGACATTTATACAAACTCTATATAATTAAACGTAATTACGCCAGCCCCGCCGATTTTTGTAATCCGGTTGTTTAAGCCATCAGATAAAACATAGGTGCCAGCATTATTTGAGAGGCTCGAAACAATGCATGCATAAAACCATGCACCGGCTACCCTTAGTTCATATGCGAAATCGTGGCCAGAGGAAGGCCCGCCTTTTTGCTCTTGGTACGGGCCGCTTAAATAATACGACCCAACCGGAAGGACTACGGACTCTCCATTATCAAGGCTTACAGTACGCGCTGTTGGAATCCCGCTTAGACTCATTCGTCTCGAAGTTAAAACTTCTTGCGCTGTGATGTTCTCACCGGAAACATCTCCCGTAAAAGTCCCGTTAACCCCGGCGATATCTCCCGATGGGTTAACGGTAAAGGAATCCCCACCTGGAGCGCTCACCGTGAACACCCGCTTATTCGTATAAGCTACATCGCCGTCCCAGTCCATCACGTGCCCGGTATATCTTGCCCCCGTGCTTATGTTATACCAACCGTTTAATTCATCTGACCATTCCGGAGCTGCCCCTGAAAAATACGCAGTTCCTGTATCCGTAATGACGAAATATCGCACCCCTGGCGAGTCGGATGGAAGGGAGGAGGCCTCTTCGCTTGGATACCTAAAGACCGCCCCGGCAACTTCAATGGCCGACCCTGCTGCAATCGCAGGAACGGTGGTCGATGAATCCCAGTTGGTCAGGGATAGCGGAATGTCGCCTTTCTTTAAGGTCTCGAATTGATCTACGAATGACGTCCATGTTGTCTCATCGCCTGGAATACTTGGAATTCCCGGCATTAAATCGCCCATATTAAAAAACCTCCGATACTGTAATGCTACTTGTATAATGCAACGCCTCAGATAATTGAAATGATAGCGTCTGCGTTTCCTCTAGGATAACGTAATTGTCAAATACTTCAATGCAGTCCTCATCCATACCGACGAAGAACGGAACGAAGACATCAACGTATTGGAAGAATTCCCCCATAACCCGGCGTTCGTCTGTCGTAATGTATGGAAACTGAAATGATGATCTAGCGTAAGGCGCTTTCCGGTATCCGTATGATTGCCGGGAGGCCGATAGTATCGCCTCTGAATTACTCACGTTGTCAAGTTTAATCTGCGCGGATATGTCCGGGGTCTTGTATCCTTCGCCGATTTCAAGGCGCCCGATATACCGGGGGATTCTTGCAATCAATGTCGGGTCAGTGATAAGGATGTTTATATCTGTTTGAGAGTCTGCACCAACGTTGATCACTGCGTGCCTACGCGGTACCGGGAAAGCCTCCCCCCCGTTAATTGATATCGTTGTGCCCTCTCCGAAGGAATGGCCTCCGATGCCGATAGTATCGAACTGCAGCGCCTCATCGAATGGAATTGATATTGATACCGTGTTACCTGCCGGGGCAAATAACGCGTATGTCGAGAGCCTTGTATCGTACAGATTCGCGACCTCAGATATCGGCGAAATATCAGGTGAGGCAATCGCTGTTGCCGTTTGCAAATTTCGTTTATATAAAAAGATCATGCCACAAGATCCCCCTGCCTGATTACTATTTTTCTATTCGCGATAAGGTCGGTCGTCACGTTTGCCAGAACTTGAGAGTCAAGCATTATAACAATCTGTGTTCCTGATCCGCTCTCACCGGCTCTTGAAATGTTCACCGTTTCACCGGACTTCGCGGATACCGGGAATGAATCATCATTATAGCCTGGAGGTACTGTATATCCTCCCGGTGGAGTGCCGTCTGCGAATGACGGTTTTGCCGATGCTATCATTGCAATCTGCGCGGCTCCCAAGGCTCCCATTGCTGCCGCTATTGGAATGGCGAAGATACCACCTTGCGCGAGTACTTTCATTATCGACGCCGCGGTGTTGATTATCGTATCTGCGATCCCGAAAGCCTGATTCGCCTTGAATTGTTTCTCGCGGATCTCTGCTAATTTCTCTTCATTGTCACCGGCTGCCGCGATCTCATTTGAATAATACTGCTGCACTATGCTCTTTAATTGCCCGTACATCATCTCCGCAGCTTCAATCCGCGCCTGTTTTTCCTTCTCAATCCTGAGCATCGTTTCATTGTGCGCCGCTTGCTCATACGCTGCGATCTGCTGCTGTGACTCAATATACGCTATCAGGTTATCGGCGTAGGCATCGCCCAAATCAATATACGTTTTGACAAGTGCCGAGGCCGCTTTCTCTTGCTCAACTATCGTCTCGGTTACTGTCTCTGTACCATCTGCGACTTCTGGCAGGATCTTCGTTTGACCGGCTCCCCATGCATTCATAGCAGCCCATGGGTCGACCTCTTCTGCGGTTTGGAATAATGATCTTACAGCTTGCACAAGTTTCCATGTTGGATTAATTGCAAGCATGACATATTCATTAAATATCCTAAGCGCTTTTATCGCCTTTCCTAATCGCTCATCGGAGGCGAGGTCTGTAAACGCCGTCGATAACTTATTGATCATGGAAATTGTTGCTTCCATATCTATCGATGCGTTAACGATTGCCTCTATCAAATCGCCATACGTGTTTTTAAGGTTATCAACCGCGCCTTCAAGAGTGCTTGTGTTCTGCGAGGCTATCTCCCATGCGTCATTTAATACGCCCTGAACTATTGCGGCTTTCTCTGATTCGTCTGTGGTAGTTCTTAACGCGGGAATAAGCCGAGATAACATTTCATAATTACCAACGGCAGCCATTGAAGACATCTTCAACGCGGAGGTAAGAGAAATCCCGAACGTGTCACTCAGCGCGATAGCGGCCTTTGTAGCCTCTTCCGCTGCGTCTGCATCGAGACCCATAGCTGTGGCCTGGGAGAGAAGTGACAACGTTACATCGTCCGCGACCGCTGTTAATCCCTGGACCTCTGCTGCGAATTCTTCAAATCGTTTAAAGGTTGTATGTACCTCTTGCCCTGATGCCTTTATTGACGCGGTAAGTTTCCGATTCGCCGTGTCTTGGTCAACGACGGCATTGTAAACATCGCTTAATATCCTGGCCCCGATTTTATAGGCAGCGAATGCCGCGGTGGCCTGTACTGCGAGGTTCTTCATACCGGCAGCGGCTTGCGTCGCACCGGTCTGTTTAACTTCAACCTCTAGTGTTTCAACTCTCATTTTTTCGCCTCTTCCCATGCTGAATTAAACAGCCCAAGAATGTCGGTGAATCTATCGGGATAATCTCCCCAGTTCTGAGAATAGGGAAGCCCGAACCCGCTATTGAACTTCTGCCATACGCTATACATCTCGGTCAGTTCCTCGGTCAGATATCCCTTGATTTCCCCGCGCGTTATCACGGCTACCGGGGCTGCTTGCTTCCCTATGAATATCTTCTTATCAACCTGTGCCGGGGTAACTTTCTTATTCGCCCAGCCAGACACAATAATCCAGAAACCAACCTTTAAGGCTTTTCCGATTTCGCGTCCAGGTTTGAATGATTGCCATACTCAAGTAATAACTCAAGGTATAAACCTTTCAATTCCGGAAGCGTCGAGATTTCGACTGTGGTAACACCGCGCTCATTACCCGATGGGGAAACGATAACCGGGGGATTCTCAACCGACACAATGACGTGTTCAAGTGACTCCGGGAATGTATCCTTCCCGTCCCTGCGCAGATTGAGATCCTCTTTACCCGATAGCACCCGGAAGCGGTAAACCGTTTGATATTCTTTTTTCTCTTTACGGTTACCGCCGAATTCCGGGAGGTAATCCCAGTCCTCTAATGCCTTAATTCTCATGCGTTCGCTATCTTGTAATAAACGATTCCGACATCACTGGGAGCTGCGCGGAAAGGGCTTGAAAATGACTGTGCATCATCGCCACCGGCTGAGGCTGAAAAGCCCGTAAGAACGATAGGAAGGAAATAGTACCCGGTTGTTTCTCCTGGAGCCTCTGAGATATCGGTGTAAAGCTGTACGTAAATGTCATATCCCTCTTTCGGGAATATATTCATTTCGCCCGCTGCCTGTTCAACGATAGTCACGAACTGATTCATCAACCGTCCGTCTCTGTCGGTGATCCCAGAGGTCATAATGCCCTCAAGGCCGCCGGTTATATCGTCATATTTTGATGCGCGGTAAACCTTGTAATTGTCGCACATTACGGTGACATCACTTTCTGCCTTGCTAAAATCGAGTGACCACGACTGCAAATCGCAAAGCTGATCACCCTCAAACAACTGACATATGTCATCCGCTGCGAGTTCTTCTGCACCGGCAGCATCATAGAGATATCCGACCTCTGCGCCGATGGGGAATATTGATGCGGTCTCGTCAATCGCGACTATCTTATAGCTCCGGTTTGCTTCCAGGATTTCCGCTGCAATCAGGTTCGGTCCGAACTGCCCTGCCCATAGTGAACCATCGCTGCCGATTAATCTTTTATCCATTTAATTAGCTCCTTACACTTCCCAGGATATCACGATATCACAGGAATATTCTATTATTGATTCTTCAACGGTCCCAAGGGCAACCGTTCCGGTGGTCATCACTTTCCAAACCTTATAATTTGGAAGCGCGTATCTAAGATTGTCCTCTATTTCCTCGCGTAAAGCCTCAAGCTCTTCATATGTATTGTACCGTTCGGACCCGAAAGCCCGCAGCTCGAGTGTCATTTCTCCACCCTTTGAGCATAACGTTACTGATTCATTTACCGCGTCTGAAACTTGCATTACATACCACGGGTCAGCGCTCTGCGGCCTTGCGATATTGAAATTTACAACGCCTGGAACCCATGGCTGCTCATTGACCCATGTATGAAATTCTTTTGCTATACTCATCTCATCCCCAATATCGCGCGCCTGTAAATACCAGGCATGGCCTCTGCAACGTCCTTTAATGCCGGTTCAAGAAATGGAGTAAATGACGTATAAGTATGGCCGGTCTCCTGATAATAAGCATACCGGACGCTAGATCCGAACGTGTCTTTATTCTCTCTGCGTATAGAGGCTTTCAGGCGCCCGGTATCTACCGGAGCGTAAACCTTCGCCCGATCAACTCCGAGAGCTATAGCGGCCTCAAGTGCGCGCGCTTCAACTCCCGGCAGCGTCCACCATTGTTTAACATATACATGCCGTCTCACACTCATCGCAGCAGCTCAACAGTGACCTCTTGATGGTCTTTAGTCCCGGCGATTCCTTCTGATTGTACGAACTGCGCAATCCATGCTCTGCCATCCCGCCCGGTTATCTTGTCTCCCGGTTCCACGTTGGAGGATAACGGCGTATAAAGCATATAAGCTGCCTCACCCGCCGTCTTTCCTGACGCGTTGGATAGTCGCCCGGTAATCGGCTGCATAAACCCGCGGATCGTTCCTGATGGAATAAACGGCTCAGTGCCGAATAGATCCGAATAGCTCTTTTTTTCAAGTGAATAAACATCATTAAACCATGATGGCCTCATCGGATTTTTGGCCTTTTGAAAGTCATTAATCCCGCTGTCACGTCCGTGGGATACCCTAACCCGGCAACGTCGACTAGAGACTTCGTGTATGAATAGGAGCCGATTGACTCGCCAGACATACCGTTATCAGAACGCGAATAAACATCATATGCCACCATACGCGCTGCAACCTGTGAGAGCGCGGTAGGGAAGAAAGCTGCGTACAAGTACACCGTTCCCTCATCAGCCCCGGTAACTGGGAATTCTGGGGTAACTGTCATCACTCCGGGGGCAACTTCAGTTACGTCATAGTAACCATCGTTACGTACAGTCTGACAGAATTGAATAGTATCCCCGGGATAGAACACCCCGAACCCGGAATTATCATCGTTTACAACCCCGCCGATATCGAATGTTATGCCGCTGGACGCCATCCGGCCTTCATGAGCTGGAAACATATCATCCAAATAGATGATGAGCCGCTCAGTCATGGCCCGACAACCGGCATAAATCTCCGCGTCCTTAGATTCATCCTGATTCCATACGGCTGCAGCGGCGGAAGCGTCTTCGCATATCCAAGAAGTACCGTCCTCCACCAACAACCGGAACCCGGCATAATACCCAAGAGTCAAATCATAACTGTCGTCCGGTTGACTGATAGATGTTCCATCAATCTGCCCGTATGACAGCTTTGCCTCGAATACAGTGCAAATCATGCCGGTGTCCTTTATGCCAGAGCGGTGTAAATCGGTACGATAGCGTCAGGCTGATTCACGACGGCGCCGTAAACATACAAGCCTTTCACTGCATCACCGAAGTATTCGGGGTGGTCGTAACCCTTAATCTCATTGAAGCTGTCAGCGAACGCGATGCCATCAGGATGACCGGCAAGCCATACGCTCGTGGCAACGTCATCGACGGGTGTCTGATTTGACATAAAGATATCAAAGTTTGCAATCCGGCCTTTATAGCCCATGGGAAGCTGCCCGGGTGCGTTAAATACACCATAGGCCCGCAGGGTATCACCGGCAGGGGTATCGCTGAGCATTTCGCCAGAGTCTTTCAAGAGCTTAACGCCTGCAGGGTCCATCACGATAAAGCGATCAGACACGGGTACGTTAGCCTCATCGAGTTTCAATGCGGCCATTGTGAGATACTGATAAATGTCAGTCACAACCGGAACGACAGGAACCGCAGCGGTGCCGAGGTCAGAAACCACGGTCGCCCCGGTATAAAGAGACGCGATGTGAGCATCAACAGTGCGGCCGATACCATACGCAGCGCGCTTCATGACTTCATTCATAAGGTCCGGCTGAGTCTGCATTTCATCAATACTATCGACAAGCACGTTGAAGAATTTCTGTTGATCGAGGTTTAGAGTAGTACGATCAACGGTCGGTGCTTCAGGGGTGCCGATAGATGTATATTTTTCATAGTCGCCGATAGTGATTTCACCGAACTTGTGAATA